CCCATGGTTGGGGCCACCGATGCAGTGCAACACCACAGCTAAATCAATCCTGAGGAACTACTATGGCAACTACAACTCGCAAGCGTAGCTTGGACTTCACGTCCAAGAACTACGTTAATGACCTGCTCTATAGAGGCAATTCTATCTATAGGACTTCTGGTCTGCAGAGCATAGTTGGGAGGCAGGAGACTACCTCCGAAGGACATCAGTACTCCCTTCTAGGGAAGACTGATCTGGATATTGGTGGAGATTTCTACACGTGGAAGAACACGTACAAGGACAACTGTCCGAGGCGTTTTCGACACACGTGGGGAGATGGATCAGTGGATTATAAGTATTTCTACCAAGGAATGCTAACTCCTCTGTTTACCACTGTGTCAGCAGGCGGCGGCGGTATTTACCCGACTGTCTCTAAGCCTTCAGATGGTTATCTGGATGCAAAGGGCACGACGGCTATCGCACGTTGTCTACCGACAAATCCGGTGTCTGGTCTGGCTAACTTTCTCGGAGAACTTAAACGGGACGGGCTTCCGCACGTTCCGGGCGCCGAGGCACTCAAGTCAAAGATGCAGCATCCCCCTAAAACAGGAGGGTCTGAATATTTGAATTGGGAATTTGCCTTGAAGCCATTCTTTTCCGACCTCCAGAAACTCGCTAAAGCTGTGAAAAACGGTGATAAAATCATCGCACAGTATGAGCGGGACTCTGGTAAGGGCATCAGACGTAGATACGAATTCCCCATAGTTGAATCGAATGAAGAGCTAAGCTCTTTGCCAGGATCTTATCCTGGCGGTGGGCTCAATGCTTATGCATTCGCTTCTGCAGGTGTACTTCGCAAAAGTCGCGCTACCAAAACCAGAACTTGGTTTGAAGGCAGCTTTACCTATTTCCTCGACTCTGGTAGTGATTACAAGAGTAGAGCGAACAGGGCGCTCCAGATAGCTAACAAGCTGTATGGAGTCCGGATAACACCGGAACTTGTGTGGAATCTCACACCATGGAGTTGGGCCGTTGATTGGGTTGGCAACGTGGGCGATTTAGCCCACAATGTTTCAGCCTTTCAATCTGACGGTCTGGTTATGCGGTATGGGTATATCATGGAGGAAACCTCCATTGTTGACACCTACACCTTGGACGTTCACCTAAAAACGGGTGCGACGTACAACCTCTCGCAGTCCTTCGGGACTGTTTCCAAAATTCGGAAGAGGGCAACCCCTTATGGATTCGGCCTTAGTTACAACGGGTTCTCCGTTCGTCAATGGGCTATCATGGCTGCGCTAGGTCTTTCGCGCAGTTGGAAGCAGGCATCGTAATCTGCGATGCACTGTATCATTCACCTACACCATGTCTCCTGATGTGGTGTTTTCAGAAAGCAGTAACTTGCCATGGCACTATCAGATCCGCAGTCTATCACAATTAATGCGATCGCAAATTCTCTTCCGAGAATTACGACTGGACCGAACACGAGCACTTACCAAAGTGCAGACGGTTTGATTCAATTGACTGTATCGTCCTCATACGGAAAACGTGTGCGGCGCACAGTTCGCGTTACCCAGACCAAGATCTCAGCTGATCCTTACCTTCCGGCACAGAACGTGAAGCAGAGCATGTCGTTCTACTTCGTGTTCGATTTGCCATTGGTAGGATTCACTGCGACCGAGGCGAAGTACGTCAGCGATGGTTTCATTACCATGATGGCGGCTTCTTCTGGGGCTCTTTGGACTAAGGTGCTTGGTGGCGAAAACTAAATGCCACTGCAAGGCCCTTGGCCTGAGGAATTCCGGCGAATTAAGCAACACTCGCTGGATCAGATTGCACAAGTCGACCCTAATCCTGCTTCTAGCAGGGAGCCTTCTTATGGGGATCTTATTTCATCCTTATGTGAACTGGTGATCGAGCTGAACAAGCTCAATCTATCACTCACTCGGATGGTTGAAGATTTCCTAGAGGTTCCGCCTCACGGCGGCTAGGTCGTCAACTGGTAGCTTTGGCTGGGACTCCTATCGCTCCCGAAAGGGGCATACGATGAAAAGCCTTTCGTTACTGTTTGAACAGGTCCTCATTGAATTGGGGGCCTGGTGTCACACTAGCACCATCCGTGATTGGAAAACCGTCACGGCGCGGCTCGAACATGAGGGGTTATCTTTTTTGACGATAACCCTCCCCTCCTTCGGTAAAGACTTCGAAAGAAGCCTCGATCGTGGTAGGGTGGACCTCTCCGATAGCTTTTTAAGTTTCAAGAGCTGTCGGGGTTTCCCGGTATTGTTTTCGGGTTTCCTAGGTCAAGTGTTCGATCGTACATCTGGTCAGTTACTCGATGAACCATCGATTGATGCCATCTACGCTGTGCGTCAGTTAACACTGATGCTCGGCAAAGTGGATATCGATTGTACCCCCGAAAGGGAGGCGGCAGCAATTGCCGGGTACTTCGAGTGTGAACAGGAACTGCTGAGGAATGAGGACGTATTGAGCCAACGGTTAAACTCCGGTGACTTTCAACGTGTTTCTCGTCTCCTTTTTGGTGATATGTTGTGCAGGATAGACAGTGATGTCTATCACGAACGGATATTACCGAAACATGGACCTGGTGCCACCGCTGAGAAACTTAAGGGTAACCGAAAGTTTGTACAAGCGGAATGGACCACCAGACTCGAGAGGGAATTCAAAAGTATTGATTTCCTCATGCCAAGTCCTTCCTACTGGGAGGATCTTGGAAATGTTGCGTTCCTTGAACCTGGTCAAGAGAGGCCCGTCAGGGTCGTCCTTGTACCTAAAACGCAGAAGACACCTCGAATAATTGCTATCGAGCCAACCTGCATGCAGTATGTGCAGCAAGGTATTCTCGAGAGCTTCGAAAATGCTGTCGTGGCTAATGACACAGCCCGCGCATTTATCAGCTGGGAAAGCCAAACTCCTAACCAGGAGATGGCCTACCAAGGCTCCATTCTCGATTCTTCCCCCGAGAACGGCCTAGCTACGCTAGATCTTAGCGAAGCTTCTGATCGTGTTTCCTATCAGCTTGTAAAGTCCTTGTTGGCGTCGACCCCCAGCCTTCTGGCTGGGGTAGATGCTTGCAGGAGCAGAGTTGCTGATGTTGATGGTAAGCTTATTACGCTCACCAAATTCGCGTCTATGGGTTCAGCTCTTTGCTTTCCAATAGAATCGATGGTCTTCATGACCGTCATATTCTTAGGGATAGAGCGAGAGCTTAACTGTCAGTTGACTTCGAAGAGGATCAACTCCTTTTTGGGTCGGGTGCGTGTCTACGGGGATGATATCATTATCCCTGTTAGATTTGTGGATTCCGTGATCGCTGAGCTAGAAGCCTACGGGCTGAAGGTCAACGCAAACAAGTCCTTCTGGACTGGAAAGTTCAGAGAGTCTTGTGGTAAGGAGTACTACAATGGACATGACGTTTCCATAGTCAGAATCCGGCGTGTACTACCTACGTCACGGCGTGACGTTTCGGAGATAATATCTACAGTCGAAACGAGGAACTTCTTTTACAAGAGGGGCCTCTGGTCGGTCTGCAGGTATCTCGACGACATAATCTCGGGAGTGATAAAACACTACCCTTATGTTGCTGAGACTTCTCCCGTGCTGGGCAGGATTAGCGCCCTGGGCTTCGAAACCCAGAGAATGCATCCTTCGTTACATTCACCCCAAGTCAAAGGGTGGACAGTGCGAAACGTATCACCTGAGAGTAATCTCGGCGAGTACGGTGCTTTGCTCAAGTTTTTCCTAAAGAGAGGCGATAAGCCTATCTTTGCAAAGGATCACCTTGAACGTTACGGACGTGCCAAGACTGTTACACTAAATCTTGGCTGGCACTCGGCTATCTAGTCGGGTGGTCCCCTTAGCTTGGGGACTTGAGGAGGTCCAGTGGGCCCTCTCACGAGGAGCA